TAATGGTGTATCAGGGCCTCCCTGCTCATATTGATTTCCTGTACCATTCCACGACAGTATTACTGGATTGTTTGTATAACCCGCAAGATTAACTTCGATATCCCCAGCCCCAACACTCGGAATTTGCACACTTCCGTCCATCTGTAGATACAGGCCCGGTGTTGCATGGTATATCAGAAGCAATACTTCTACCCCTTCAATATCTGTAGGCGATAAATCTCCTGCTACGCCAACGAAATAACCCCAATTTACAGTAGCCCAATTCTCAATAGTCCAATCGCCGGTATATCCGCCGGCGCCAGTAGTCAACGCTAAACGGTAGTGACCAGCAGCTATAGGAGTGAATTTGTATTGCAGACAGCCTGCGTAAAATTCTGAGGGAGCGACATAGTTAATGATTCCGTCATCAGTATAAGTGCCATTCAGAGTAGAAGGGACAAAACTGATATCGTAATCACTGGCCAGCAGTGGCGAGTCTGTTGGTGCCAGGACCCAGCTTACTGTAATTTCGTTGCCAAGAATGTACATGCTCATTAGTTATTTCCTACAATTATCTGATCCGGCAGGTTAGCAGTTTCGTCTCGATTATTAAATATTCCTATGAAGTATCCAGGGAAAGTATTTAAGTAACCAGACTGAGTAGACCATTTTGGTGTCCTCATAGGACTTTTACCAGCGAAAAAAGGATTTGTACTTACTTCGTAATCTGGTATTGACGGATCTGTAGCATCATACCAGATATTTGTGTTTTGACCACCTACACATGCTATCCAGGGACGATCAAACGCAGCAATATACGCAAATGCAGTGATGGATGGGTTACCGGCATGCCATCCAAGAGTAGTACCAGTGTACTCGACCCAAGCACCATGATCGGACAAGTTAAAAGTGTGCGACTGACTTCCAAAAGCAGTAACAACTATTATGCTACCGTCTGTCGACCAGTTGTACAGTGGCCAAGTACCTGCACCGCCAGCAACGCCGTTGTTTATCGTTTTAGTCCATCCAGTACTTCCGCTTCCAGTATCGTTGTACTTGTAGCAATACTCTTCCCACTGACTGATAATGGAGATAGTATCATTGCCAATATTAAATGTCTTTTGATCGTACATGCTTCCCGGATGAGCTCCCCCTAGTACTTCAATAGTTGTTTGGTTAACCCAGGTAATCCCGTCCGTTGATACAAGGAGAGTAGCACCGCTTAAAGTTGCTATATACCACAACTCTAAATCAGGATCCCATGATAGCGTTGTTGCATTATTTCCCCAGGTGGGAAAAGTACACAGCGTCCATGACAGCCCTAAATCGTCTGAGTATATTAAACCCTGGCTGCTTGCTGTGTAGCAACTTACCAAACGACCATGTTTTGGAGAATACTCAAGTAATGTGTATCTCTGCCCAAAAGTTGGAGTAAAAGGTAAGTCGGAAGCGTTAATTTGCAGAACAGGTTCTGCTGACAAGGAATGATCTGTTAAGAAGAAACCGCTTTGGTTCCCTGGACTTGCCTGTTTTCCGTAAAATACTATATTAGAACCATCAGATGCTATGCATATAATTTCATCTACGGTTGAAAATTCAGATACTACCGGTAAAGGACTGGGTCTCGGGTATGACAATTTGCTCAGAACTTTAATTGTAGACGCTGTGCTGCTGGCGCTCGGGAATATCCAAAACTGATTCTCTTCCAGGACGGCGTAGGCTACACCGGTGCCGATGCTTAAGGTTAATCGGAATCTGCCAACGGACAGAGGGGTGAATTTGTATTGGATACAGCCGGAATAAGACGCTGATGGGGCAACGTAATTGATAATTCCGGCGTCAGTATAAGTCCCCTCTTGAGTTGAGGGGATTATATTTATGTCGTAGTCACTTTCCGCGGTGGGTGCACCAGTAGGTGCAAGTACCCACGTTACCGTTATTTCATTGCCGGCAGTGTACATTCACGCAGCTTAACTTCGTTGCGTGTAACTAATTACGTACTTGGTTACCATAATGGTAACTTTATTGCCGGTACGACGTCCATCCTTGATCTCATCCCTGTGCTGCGGAATTTTACAAGTTCTGGCATTTTCGATCAGGCACTGTTCCAGTTGGACAGGCATATCCAACGGTACGCTTCTGCCTATTGAGAAATACTGGTTCTCACAGGACAGGAATGCAGTAGTGGCAATTTCATTTTCACGACCGTCCCTGTTTGTGATGGTGACTATCGAGGTTTTCATCGCACGCTTTTTTGCAGCAGCGATCTTCAGACGCTGCCGGGCGTAGTGTGCTTGAGCAGCAGTAAGCTTTGGTTCAGCTTTTACAGGTGCTCCTTCTTCCGCTTCAGGCGCTTCGACTTCGTCGGTATCTTCATCAGGCTTTGCAGCCGGACTGGGAGGTGCATCTAATTCGGGAGAGGGTTCGCCTTTGAATTCAGCGAGCATTTCTGCCAGGGCTACGTTGGAGATGTTTCCTTTGTAATCGAGACCGAAGTCAGTTGCTTCGGCGATCATTGCTTCACGGTCAAATTTACTCATGATTAAATCCCTATTGGGTTGTTTAAATTAAAAAAAGGGTGACCCCACAAATTCAATAGGGGTCACCCAGTACTATTTACCTACTTGCGATTACGCAGATGCGCAGACGAGGATCTTCAGGAGACGCTCTTCACGCAGGATGATGCCTGCATACCACATGTTGTAGCTGAAAAAGCCCTGAGTACCGTAGGGGTTTGACAGTTCGATCTTGCTCGGTGCTTGACTGTTGAACTTGATCTTACCTTGACCTTTCAGACCAACAGTAGCGAAGCTACCTTTAGTCGGGAAAAGGATCGGGAATACATCGAAGTAGTCCAGTGCGTCGGTACCGTCGCCAGCTGCGCCATAGACGTCGCCAACACGATCCCATACACCAGTAACAACGTCTTCACGACCAGCTGCTGCGGCATCGCCATCAGCAAAGGAAGTTACAGACAGAGTACCAACGTAGTTATCGGTTGCTTCAGCAGGAACTGTAACAGCTCCCTGGCCAGCGTAGATAACAGCAGACTCAGACTCGATGAAACGAACGTCGTTCATGGCACCAATTTCGCCTTCAGCCAGGTTAGAGGCATCAGCGTACTTGAAGGCAGGAACGTAGACGTAGTCAGAGCTGTCACCTTCGACAGGAGTTGCAGCACCACCGGTGCGGCGAACAACGTCTTCCAGGTCAAACTTCACTTCGGGACCAACGATAGCGTAGAACGCTTTGTTGATTGTCCGAGTATCGATCTTGGTAGAACCAGTCACGATAGAAGTGTTCTTCTGAGCGCGGTTACGAACCAACTTCTTGACGCCTTTACGGATCAGGTTGTAATTGACCTTGGAGTCGTTGTCGTCAGTACCAGTTACAGTAGTGGTATCACCACCAACAGTTGTCAGAGAACTTGCAGTACCTACGAACATGATGTTGGTAGTTGACAGCATGTCCAACTGCACCAGGTCTTCAGAACGTTGGTTAGCCAGAAGGCCGAGCTCTTCACGATAGTGAACCTGAACAGCGTCCTCGGCGAACAGATCGACTTCATCGGTGTAATCGAGCATCTCGCCGTAACGGGCGAAATTGGTTTCGATGGTGATCTTCTTGATGGTTTGCTTGTTCTGCACACCAGCGCCTTCAGGCAGAGATGCACCGGCCAAACCGGTAGACACATCCAGAATACTACGAGAGCTCAGGTAGCCTTTCGCAGCGAAGTCCGGATCAGTCCCACCATGTTGCGAATCAGGATCGAGCAAACGATCGTAGATGTGCAGCCATTTCGAGACTTTGTAAGTTGTACCCATTTTCAGGGGCATAGATCTACGATCAGCCCATTGCGCATAAATCGCAATAGCATTAGCGGCTTTTACGCCTGCTTTGTCGTAGTAATGAATGACCGTATTCTGCCCGTGGGTAGAATCGCCGGTTTCCCGATTGGTCGTGCCGTAAATATTGTCAACCATGATTGGTTACCTCATTTCAAAGTTTTAGATCTTTGACTCCAGGCAAGACTACATTTTATCTGTTACGTTTGTCTTATACCATTCGTCGTAAGCTTCATCGTTATCGTCCATATAGTCGATAACACCTTTGCGGTCAGCTCTTGTTCCAGTGGAGGAAGCTGAGCGCTTTCTTTCGGCTTGTGATGATGCCTTGTCAAACTTTGAATCTGCGGATTGTGCGTCTGCGTTTAAATCGTCAACTTTCTTTTGGCCGTCTGTTAACTTACTTTCAGCCTCCAGTGCGATTCGGTACTGTTCGCCTGCAATCATGTAGTATTCAATGTCGGATTTCTTAACATTTCCATCCAGCACTTTTAGTTTCATCGCAGCGGGAGCGACTTTGTCGTATATCCCGGCCTTGATGTCGTTATGCAACCCGGTTATGTAGTTCGGGTTATTGGCAATTGCTTGCCGAGATTCACCATCCCACTGCTCGTCAATGACGTTTTGTGTAATAGCGAACTCTTCATCATTCCGTATCTTACTCGTAATTTCTTCAATATCCAGAGAAGTTTCATCTTTTCCGTAATTGGTGGGTACGTAATCATCCTGTTTTTCCTCGTCAGAGGTGAGGTCATACGCATCTAACTTGTTGTCAGCCAAGAGTTTTTTGATGGCTCCTTTGTCGCCTTTCAGCGCATCAAGTGCCAAATTTAAATTTTCGTGGGTGACGCCTTCCTGCTCCAGGGCAGAGATCATTTTCCGGTACGGAGCGATCTTCTGCATTTTCTGGGTGTAATTTGCTGCCTGGCCGAATACTGTCTCGAACTGAGCGAGTACTTCTTCCTGGGTGAACTCGAATTCCTGGCCGTTGGCACGGAACTTCAAACCTGCCGGTGCTTCAGCTTCGCCAGCTTCGCCTTCAGGATCTTTTGCAGGTTTTTCAGCCGGCTTCTTGTTGCCAGCTTTGACGTCAGCAGCTTCATCAGCAGCTTCGTCTGCAGCTTTGATGGCAGCATCAGCAGCAGTAGCCGTATCAGCAGCAGCCTGATCTTCTACTGATAGGTCATCTACCTTTTCGCCTTTCTCGTCCGCACTCTCCACACCTTCTGGGCTCTCGGTGTCGTCGGATGCTGGTGTTTGTGTTTCACCCTTTGCTTCTGCAAGTTCTTCGGCATCCTCTTCCTTCTTTATTTCGTCTTCGTCGGGGGTTTCCAAAACTCCTGAAGCGTGATTTTCTGAGGCAATGACCAGATCTTCTTCAGGAACACCTTCTTCCCGGCGAATTTCACGGATCGCCTCAAGAGGATCGATATCGTTGTCGAATACTTCTTCTTCGGTGAGCTCTGGAGTCGGCATCTTAGTTCAGCCCTTGTGCTTGTTCTTCAGCTTCGAGAGCAGCCAGTTCGGCTTCCTCTTCATCGGACAGTATAGGAGCAACTGCGCCTTGATACTGGTGTTCGATGATCTTGAAGTAGTAAGCCAGGTTCGATATGGAGATCAGATCTTCCATGATGTTAGTACGCTTTCCGGCGTCAACGATCTGCGGAACACCCAGCAACGACACAGAGGCCAGTGCTTTGTCTTTCAGGTATCCTTCGGTGATGATTTTCTTGAAATCGCCGTTTCGTTGGAGACGAAGCCAGGCTTCTCCCATATCAATGGCGTGATCAATGTCTAAGTTGGGTGCTGCTTGTTCGGAATTGCTCATTTATGAGTTCCTGTAGTTGGTTGGTAAGGTAAATTCGCCTAAATGATATAGCAAAGTAAACCATCACGTCAAGGGACGTGACAGTTTATTGTGCAGAACTTGCCTTTTGTTGTCCTTTTAAATTTTCAACTTGCATGGTAGAACCGTGCTTAAACGCCTCTTTCTGCATTTCTTCGTTGAATTCTTTGCCATCAGCTTTACGTACAAAATCTTGATCTTTCAAGTCCGCATTGCTGCCAAGCTCTCTGGCTCTTGCCAGATCCAGCGTAGTTGAGGCTTCGATTTGCGCCAGGCTTGCCTGATTCTCTGCTGTACGAGATTCACGTTCAGTGATTTCAGACATAAGTTTCTTCATCTCAAGCATCTTCATCTTCTCGACGAATGGGTCAGGCTCAGGCTTGTATGTGGCCATTTGCTCTGCCAGGTCAGGCATTCTCTGCAGCTTAGCAATACGGCTCATCACAATATTGCGCATACCTTGGTCCATTTCTGGGCCGAGAGTTTGCAGCAGGAAGCTGAGTTTCTGAGCTTTGGCTTCGTTGTCTTCCGCGGTAGATACTTGAATTTCGATATCTACGGATCCATCCAGGTCATCGGGGTGGTGCGGGATATACTGCTTGTTGGTGATGCGGACAACCTCTTCTTCACTGAGGAATTCGGCGTTATACGCCATCCACTTTCGCATCAATGGCTTTATGAGGTTCTCGGCGATATTACGTACGATGTCTACCCGGCGAACTGATACAGCGTCCAATACGCCTCCAGCGGCTCGAGCTGTTGAACCGAGCTGGCTTCCCTGGATACCACCAGAAAATGCTTTAACGCCCAGCATAGACTCCGTCTCATTGTTGTTTTGCTCCATAACGCTGAACACACTGTTCGGAATAGCGTTATAGCCGCCTTCGTAGAAATCACCCTGGCTGCCGTTATACTCGAAGTTCTTGCCATTGAGGAAGCGCTTCTTGTTAATCGCATCCAGTGAGCCTACTCGCATACCCTTCTGGGCATTGTTGGAGTTGGCCATATTATCGATGATGCCACGCTTAATAGCGGTGTTCATTTTCTGGTTGTCACCTATGAGCTCAGCGTTACCTTCACCATAGATCTTGAATGGGGTGCTGTTATTCGCCAGTACCAGGAATGGGATCTTTTTATCCGGGTAGGGGTTTGACTGCAGCTGAAGCATAATATCTTCAACCCAGGTGCATACGATAGGTTCAGCTATTCCGTCACCGTCGACATCGTAGTTGCCCCAATACTCGTGCACCAGGAACTTCTTTCGTGGCTTATCGACAAATTTGAATTCAGTTTCATCTTCTTCTTCGTAATCCGAGTTGTCGTACCCTTGCCTGTCGCCTATTTTAGCAGCCAGCTTTTTTAGGTTTTTGTACTTTTTGGTTTTACGCAGGGTAGACAGATCCGACTCATATCGGTGAATAACGAACTGGGCCTTGTCCATATCGCCTTCACTGGTGGGATCCATGTAGATATCTTCAATACGGCATACCTGAGCATGCGGCTTATTGACTTTTACCTTCAGCCGCTTGACTTCCTTGGTACCTACCTGGGAAACGTTACCCTCGAAGTCCATCCCAAATATAGGGACCTCTTCTTTGATGATCTCATCTTCGTAATCCCAAGAGGTTTTGGCAACTACCGTGCCCTCAGAGTAGTGAAGCTTGATGACGTCTGTCATAAATTTGTATCGTGGGAAATGCCTGCAGAACTGGTTGTTCAATACAGTTTCGTTCTGTTCTGCAAGAGGTCTATCTTCAGCCGTAACAGGGCCGGCCTTGACAATGTCAGGGTCTGCTACGAAAGGATCTTTGATTGATGCGTGCTGCCACTCGTCCTGGCGCTTGATGTCTCGAGACACGATCTCGGACTTGCCCTTCTGTTCATTGCCGTAAGGATCTCCCCTATACTCCTTTCTCCAGCACTCGATCTTGCCAACCATCTCCAGGCGCAGAGTATCCGCGGATCTCATGTCCTCCTTGAGGTCCTTCAGCACTTTTACTTTGGTAGGTTTTCTACCAATATGATCGGAGTGGTTATCTCCTTGTGGAATTTCTGCAGTTTCTTCAGCCATAGTTTAGTCCTTTCTGTATTTCAGGTCGAACCAGACTTTAAACGAAAAGGTAGCAGCAACACCAACAATACCCGCAATAGCTGCTACTATTCCCCAGGCGTCAACGGTCAGTCCTAAGAACACGGTCGTCCCGGAGACTCCGTAACTTGCGATCGTAGCTGCGTGTTCAACAGATTCTATAGTGTGGTTTGACATCGCTTTACTCATGTTGGGAATTCTCCAGGCCCTGAAGCCTTTCGATTTCTTGGTTAAAATCGATTATACATTCCCGGTAATATTTTGTCTGTCCTTTTTGCCCTTTTATGTACCTGATAATTTCCTGGTGGTTGATTCCCATGTTTGCATAGTGTTGCGGAGTGAAGCCAACCCACGTTATACCAGTAGATTCGGTAATAGCTCGTGGCTTCACCCCCAACATGTGTATACCTGCAGGATTTGGGTAATCCGGGCAGGTAACTTTAGTGTAGGCCAGCTTTGTTTGTACAACTATTTCGGGTTGAAACAGCGAGCATCCTGACAATAGGAGGCTAGTTAGCAGTAAGAGCTTCAATTTCATCAAAAACCTCTTTGGTTTTCTTGATCATAAGATTTTCGACCAAGCCTGGTTTTCTGCTAATCAGTTTAGCGAAATCATGATCTTGAAATATATCACGCATTTTGTCAACCTGCAATCGAGCTTCGTCCCTTTCTTTTTCGATTTCAACCATCTTTATGGTGAAGTTTTCGATCTGAGCTCGAGCCAGTGTATGCTGCATCTCAGCTGTCCTGGCGGTTGTCTCCGCGGCTTCTTGCTTCACGACAGCGACAACCAGAGCTTTCTCCAGTCCTTGTACCTTGAATGTTTGCCAGGCCAGAGCCATAACTAGAACAGCGATTACTGCACCTGCAGCTTTAAGAAACATAGTCTTTACCTTTTTGTTTGACGTCGTGGTATGCGTAGTTAGCCAGGGCGCCTAGTGTGACGGTACCGTAGGCTAACGCATCGATCCACCCATTGGCTACGGCTACCATAGTGAATATGATGACCAGGGTTGTTTGGAGGAACTTGGTGCTGTGGTAGTTCATCTCATATCCCATCTACGGCGTCCGGATGAGCTGGTATCGAAGTGGGTACGACCGTTGTACCAGCCAACACCGTACCTGTCTGAAAACTTTTTATCCAGGTAGTTAGCAATTTTGGTAGGACTGATCTGCTTCTTCTTGCCATCTCTCATACGATATTTGATTTTGAAATCGGCAGCGTTACCCAGCATATGCCTGGAATTTTCCGATCCGCCCTCATTCTCGTTATGACCAGGGCATCTGCAGCCACTGTTAATAGTGATAGAAATTCCAACAACATCTGAGATCTGACACGTCATGTGGAAGTAGTCGGCAGTCTCCTGAAGAATGGTGGGTAGATCGAAGTCCACTATGTCAAAGCCACAGCCGCATTTGCATGCGAACTCGTGGCGAGACAGGTTTTTGGTTAGGTCACCCATTATTCAAGACCGGAGATGAACCATTCCACGTAAGGAATGTTTTGGGGTTCGATGGTGATGTATTCGTCGAGGATCTCTACCGGGATCTTTTCTACTTTGATGTCTATCTCGTCATCCATCATCACCTGAAGCCTTTTGCGAAACTCTGCTCCAATTTCGTCAGTTTCGAAATCGTACTTGGTCTTGTCTTCATTCAGTGTACCCAGCTCTTCGGCCAAGGCAACACGTTGGGTTTCAAAATCCTGAACAGCAGTTTGTGATTCTGTAAGTACCTGGCGAACCTTGTAAGACGTCGACAGTTTCATCTTTGTCAGATCAATGGAGCTGAGGATGCCTACGGCAGTTACGAGAAGGGAAACTTTAACTTTCATGATTACTCCGGGTGGTTGGTTGGTAATATCAATCGGTATACTAAACTATACCTAGTATTTTTACAACTACGTGTCACTCATAAATCCCATTAATCGTATAGTTCCACCACCAAAGGTTACACTAGCAGTGTCAAACCAGTAAAGTTTGAATATTTGATCTGCATCCAGAGGTATCCACACTTGGAACCCACCAGTGCTCTGGTCGGCAGCATCCATATCAATAGAACGATTTATTAATGCTCCTTGTGTGGTAGTAGGGGAACCTTCATCTCCAGCAGCGCAATACAGTCTCAATGTTTTCAGACCCGTGTTATTAGATATGATTGAGTAATCCGCATGAACCATTATAGCTCTTGCTTCTGCTGGTAAAACATCCATTGCGGCATATATGTTATCCGCCCCACTACCGGTCGGTCCAACAGTTTCCCATGTGGATTCTGTTACCTGCGTTCCAAAATTGAAGAAGGCTGGTGTACCTGTACTGCCTCCATCGAATAACTGCATAGGACCAGCTTTACGCCAGTTTGTTATAACATCTGGATTATTAGCATCCGATTGTGGTAAAAGATAACTCATACGATTAACCAGTTAGTACCATCAGATATCAGGGTAACTGACGCATATTGAGCCGTCAGATCGAAGGTCGTTGCCCCGTCGATGGTTTCCGAAGCGTTGCCGTCTACTGTAACAGTACCGCCAGAGCCTGTCTTCTTGACAATGATTGTATCGTCAACACTGTGGCCGCTCGGCAAGGTGATGGTCACTGTGCCAGTGTTGCTGGCTACAACGAAGTCCCCGGCAACAGCCGTGTAGCTAGTCCCGGTCTGGAGAGTGTATGTCCACGGTGAACCACCACTACCGCCTGCTGCAACCTCAAGGCTTATCTCACCTGTACCGTCATCATATGTCAGGACGTAATTATCTTGCCCTGCACCTACGGTTTGGTCTGCCTGAAAGACGAAGTTCCCGAGCGAGATAGTGTTCGCTGCTGTGAAGTCAATCGTATCAACCTGTACGCCTGCGCCTGTGCCACTACGTTCTATTACCAACCAGTCATAAAAATTACCAAATGCATCATCGGTTATACGTCCTGTAAATTTTTCACCGTTAACTATCTGCGACCACTGTTTCTGGTCAAGCGCTGCGTCAGTTTCTCCCATGAAGTAACCGGGAGCAGCATTGGACTGGACAAGATTACCACCAACATCAATATCACCAACTACTGCAACGTCGCTATAGAATTCCGCCCATTGGTTCTCGAATAATTTAAGTGCTAATTCAGGCGCGTGTCCTACATTCACTGGGTTTGTGAAAAACGCTATCCCCATACCTGCTTTCGCCGTATCGCTCATGGTTTGTGCCGCTTCACCGACGATGTACGCTAACGATCCTTTGTCAGTAATCTGATCGTCTTGGCTCCCGAATCCTATATGGGGAGTATACTTATTTGTAGTGTTCATCCCACCAGATTCTAGTTTAAGGCCACCATTTGTTTGGAGTATAGCGGTACGACCGCTTTGTGCGTCAAGAATATGGTGTATAGGATCAATATAGTTTTGTGTTAATGTGGCCCCACAAGACAAGGCACCATCAAAGAGGGCATTTGCGCTGGAGTCAAATTCCAAACATTGAAGATTGTCACCAGTGTTGAATATAAGCTTACCGTTAGTATGGTCGAATTCCATACTACCTTTGAGACTTGCATCTCCGAAGGCATATCGGCTTGTGTTAGTAGCCCCAGACTCAACGACGACACCATGACTTCCAGAAGCCTGACCTATAACCAGTTGGTCCAGTGAGGTATAGGATACAGAACTACCACCACCAACGTATACATCTTGTGCGAAGGTAGCATTCTGAGTTGAGGAAATAGACAGTGCTGCGGTACCATCGGTGACAAGAACCAAAGTGTCGTTAGTACCGTTGCCTTGGATATAAGTGTTTAAGTCACCCCACGCTAAAATACCGTTATCAGGGAGGAATAGGTTTGCTGAAGTCACTGCACTGGCGAAGGTAGCAGCACCAGTGGCAGCAATAGTGAGTGCGCTTGCACCATTTGTAACAATATCTATTACATCTGAGGTGGGGCTGTATATAAAGGTATTACTACCCCCATCCATGTAATAAGCCTTGCCTTCGAGTATAGAGATACTCTCCTGAAAGCTAGCAAATCCAGTAGAAGAAAGAGTCAGTGCTGCTGTCTTCGCTCCTACACCCGCAGATAGTGTGAGTGATCCT